GGCCTGCTGGTCAGCAGTCTCCTTTGCGGGCTGGGTGAAGGGGTTCGCCATCGAGGGTCCATCATGATCAACCTCGGTAGTTTTAGTCTTCCCATCCGCTTCATCGTAATAGCGCACACCGATTTTGCCTGATGACTTACCGCTGCTGCTGGTCGCTTTCCCCGTCGAACTCCCCCGCTCGCCCTCACTGTATGACCAGTTTGAAACTTCCTCGGGGGTGATAACCACCCCCCCGGTTTGTTCACCTGAGGCGTTAGCCGTTGCGCCCTGTCGGAGAAAAAGCCAGTATCCGCCGGATGGTTTACTGACAGCATTCCAAGTCCGGGCAAGCCGGGTCAGCAAGTTGGCGTCGGACTCCGCCACCTGATCAACATGGTCAATATGGATGTTCGCAAGCTCCGTAGCCACTTTCGGTACCAGACCGTTTTCGGTGGCCACGGTTTTAACCAAATCCGCCAGGCGCAAATTGTCCCAGCTTCGGGTTTTCTGACTAAGCACATCACCAGGCTGTTTCTGCGCATTCATGGGCGCGGCCGTTGCATAAATTTCCACACGCCGGGGCGGACCACTACTGCCAACGCCGGCTACGACGAACCAGCCCTTATCCACTAGTTGGTCGTTGAAGCCCAGCGCCACGCGTAGCCGTGCACCTTTTGTCGGTAGGTGGAGGGTTTCTGAAAGTAATGTGATCTTCAGCTCATCCGCTTTCGCCGTGGCGCCGCCGTAATCTGTCAGCGTCATCTCTGCTAAGCTCTGCTGCAGCGCCCGAGTGATATCCTTTCCCTCCGCGCTGACGCTGAACGCTGGCGCGTATTCCGGTTTAACAATCTGTTCAGTCATTTTAATCCCATAGGCTGAAGACCGAGTCCTGAACCGGAGGTGCCAGATCCGGCAGCGTGATAAAGAGACCTGAAGGGTAAACCGCGCCGATATCAGCCAGCCCCGGATTCGCTTCAAGAACCTGTGTCACGAAATAAGAAAGATTTTCGATGCCGTAATGCAAAGCGCAGACTGCATCCAGCACATCACCGTCACGGGTTTGATATGTCGTCGGCATAATGTTTCAGCGTCATCGTCCAGTTTTTATTTCGGTGGCCACCACCTGGCAGGAAACGGTTTGTCGTGTCGGAGAAGTCGATCACTACCCACCAGCCCAGCACATCCCCTTCACCGCTGACCAGTTGCTGTGGCTTGTTCTGGTCAGCGAGATCATAGAGATCGTTAACGGCATCCACCCCCTTACGGAAGAAAGCATGCGATTCACCTTCAAGCCGGACGGTTCGCCCTGGCTTGCCGGTATACTGCAACAGGTCCTGTTTGCCGATACGCTCCTGCTCGCTCCATCGCCAGCTGGCTTCACGGGTCAGCTGATTATACGCCGTGGTATCGATGGAAAAGGCGAAATCGCCCAGCATCAACATCACCCGGGCTGCCTGCGCGCCACGAGCCGCGCTGGCACCTGCCTGGCCGAAGTCATCGAAGATCGGAATAATTTCACTCACCAGATTTGTCCTCCATCCAGCATGCTGCTGTCACCCGTAAAAGCCGTGTTGCTTTTCGTCACAGCCTCTACCTCATCAGCTATCCCCCGCTCGTCCTGCCCCGGTGCGCCGTGAATTTCAAACCGGTATTCGAACCGGCGGTTGTCTGTCAGTTGCCGGGGCACAGGTGCGGTATCCGCTGTATCCAGTTTCTGCAACAACATATCCCAGCGACCTTCCGCATCCGTGCCGGCATTCCCCCGGCTGCCGTCAGCATTGCCGGAAAGCGGAACGGTACGCGGTACGCCGGTCTGCCGGCGTGAGTCCGGTTCCGTTCTACCCAGTACCACCTGCGGTGATGTTTCTGGCGGTAATGGCGCCAGCAGGGTCTGGGGGTAATTATCCCAAGCCTTCGGGCCAGTCCCGGGCGTGACAGACTGCTGCTGTGCCGGCTTCATTAACCCATTCGGCCCGAAAAGTCCGCCGCTGTTCTCATGGGTCAGATACTTATCGAGGGTGGTGTCGAATGCCTCCTCGTCATCACGGAAAAAGCCCCGCGTATCCTGGTAAGATTGTTTCACATCGTCAGGCAGTTCCGGCTTTTCCTTCAGTTGCTGTTCAAACCATTCTCCCTGGCCATTTCGCTGCGCAGTCATACGGGCAATATCAACCGAGCCGGTCATGGCCAGCGATTTGAGGACATCGCGCTGATCGCTTCGCTCATCCGGCAGCATCCAGGACAATTTTTTTGCCAGCGCGTACACCACCTTCCCGACAAAAACAATTCCCTGCCCAAACGTCAGCACACCCGGATAGAGATCATTGCGAAGGAAACTGACAATGCGTTTGATCCCGCCGCCTTTGAACCACTCCGCCAGATCATCAGTGAGATGGCGAACATCCGGTGCCAGCTCGTTACCTAACTGGCCGGAAATTTCCGCCATTGCAGAAGAAAAGACGGTCTTCAAATTGGTAATGGCGCGGTTGCCTTCCATCGCACCTTCAGCTCCCTCTTTCGTGACGAGGTTATACCGGCGCTGCTCGTCCATCAGATCGCGGTAACTCTTCCCGGACTGCTTCATCAGCATGAGCAGTTTGCTGGCCTCACCACCAAACAGTGAATCCAGCGCAAACGAGGCTTTCGATTCATCCTGCAGGCTGAGCGCACGCTCAACGATTTTCTCAAACTGAGCCATATCGCTGAGCCCGGCTAAGTCTCCCGCCTTAAACCCCAGCGTATCAAACGCGTCCTGAAGCGATCCCTGCTTGCCGTTCTGCTTATACTCCCCCGCCTTGTGTAGATACTCCTCGAACAAATCGCCGATGTTCTCCCCGTTCATGTCGTATTGTTTTGCGAGCGTATCCCAGGCATCAAACGTCGGAATGTCTACGCTATAACTTTTCGCCACACCGGCACGCCGGGCCGTCTCCGCGTTGGTGGTCGCCGGGGCAATCAGGGTGCCCAGCGCGGAAGCCACCATCCCGCCCCCGCCGATCGCCAGCCCCGGGGCCACCATACCGCCCAACTGACCGGCGATACCGAGCCCACGGCGAAAGAGACCTTTACCGGCCCCCTTGAACGCAGCCAGCCGTTGTGTCTTCTGCATCTGCTGGTTAAGTTTCTGCTGATCGGCTTCAGTTTTGCGGATCTCACGGGATACATCGCTGTAACGCCGCTTAAGATCGCCAAGGCTTTGCCCGGCGAGCTTTGCCCGCTTGATTTCCGCTGCCAGCTTCGCCTGATCTTTCGTCAGCTTTTCCGACTGCTTACCGACATCCTTCAGGCTTTT